AAATAAAAAGCCCTATTTCTAGGACTATACTCCATTACTTATAATAATTTTATTTCCATCTTGTAACGTGTATCTTATTCTCAAAAGAGATAATAAGTTATCATTTATCTTTCTATTTTCAAATAGTTTCCTATTTTTTTTTCTTGTTTTTATTGATTCACGATACGATTTCTTTTCAACAAAATTATCCTTAATGATTTCAGTTAAAAACTCTGGATGTTCGAAATGCTGTTTTAAATCAATATCTAGTTCATCACCAAAGAATGATGTTTCAATTAACTCAATCCCCATACCCGTTCCGCGAAGAGTAAACAAAGAATTTATAAGAATTATATAAAATTCGTAATCTTCAATCTGACTACGTAATATGCCAACATACATTTTGTATTCTTCATGCGAAATATCTTTTGATTCATACCTGTTATTTAGTATTTTAAGAATCCTATGGAATACTTTTAGATAACTACCTATGTCTTTGTAGTTCTCCTCAAATATTTCATTGATTTTTTTAACGCTTTCGCTTAAAGCTTTATTCAATGATGCACTATATTCTTTTAAATCCTCCTGTACTTCTTTAGTAGTTTCTTTATTTTCTCTAACATATAAATTTGTATTTATATTATTTATAGGTACTTTAATTCTTTTTTCAATTGTACTAAATAATTCAGAATTCATTTTATCCTGTATACTTTTGAATAAATTTAGCAAATTATAAAAATCTTTACTGACGTTATCTTTAATTAAGTTTTTTGAAGATTCTAATTGAGTTTGAATTGTTCGAACAAAAACAATTAGTGTTAATGCTGGTCCTAAAATTGAAATAATTAGTTTAGCTCTTTCTAAAACCAAATTCTTTGAAACTACACTGTCATTTGGAATAATAATTTCTGATAGTTTTATTGCCACAAATGTAAAAGCTAAAATCCCCAACATGTAAAATACCCAAGATATGTTTTTTCCTTTTATCCTCATGAAAGCACCCCTTTGTAAAGAAAAGTATACCTTAAAATTCAATCTCATCCAACATATCAAAAGCATCATCGTAATCAATCTGTTCATCTAATTCTGTAGCTTTGTACAATGCGTGTACAAATGCTTGGAACCCATCAGTTTTACGCTTGACTTCCTCTTTTTTTAAGAATTGTTTGCCTGCTTGCGTTTCCTTTACGTACACATTATTAGTAAACCAACGCATTAACGGATTATCTCCAAAAATAAATTTGTGATTTGCAAATCCATCTTCTATACGAGGAGCTAATAATGGATGTAAACTAGATGGTCTTTTTAGTCGAACTACTTCAAATCCTTCTTTTTCAAGCATAGGCCCTAAAATATCTGCCTTATAGTTATCCACGACAATTACTCTCACTCCATATTCTTCTCTAGCTTGAATAAACCAATCAACAATATACTTAGGATTTAAAGATGGCTCGTCAATAACTTTCATCAGCCCCATTTTTTCCCAAGTTTTTATTGGTGCCCGTTTTTCACTGCCAACCAATTGCTCTTTCAACGAGTATCCATAATGAACGTCGCAAAAATTTTTCATTGCAAACGTAAATGATTTAAATGCGTATTCCGATTTCTTTCGATTTTTAAATAGCAAACCGCAAGTAGCAAAATCTCGAACACTACCGAAATCGAGAGATCCAATCGGTACCGTATCTAGTTCAAAAAATGGACGATTTGTTGCCATTATTTCTTCTCTTGAAGCAACAGAGTTTTCCATATTGTCTTCAAGAAAATTCATTCGTTTAGTAACAAATGCCGAGCGTCCAGAAGGTTCTTTAGCTAACTTTTTGTACTTTTTCATGACTTCGTTAAACAGACGTTTCCCACGTTTATTCAACGGTGGTTGCAGTGCCGGGTTTGCTTTCGGCCAATTTTTGGGGTCATCCATTTCTTCAATGGCATCCAGTTCGCATATGTACGGAAATACACCCTTGAACTCTGACAAACCATTTAAAATATCTTCACACTCTCTATATTTAATATCAAAGTAACCTTCACGAACAAACCCCTTAGTACCAATGAAAAATTGCCGTCCGTGATCAACTTTCCCCAGTCCACCAGAAAACACATCTACAATATCTGTGTTTTCCATTTCGTGGTATTCGTCGTATATTACTGCACCTTCTCGACCGCCATCTTGAGAGCTTGCATTACTAGTTTTGTACTCAAAAACAGACTGTGTCTCTAAACCGGTTAGACTGCTTTTATACGCTTCAAACTCTTCTTTTAAATCTTCATTTCCTTTTTTATTGATTACTCGATAGCATTCTTGAAAACTTCTTTTTGCTTGTTTCTCACTATTAGCTACAATTGAAACATCATAGTAATCAATCCCGTGAAGCGAACTGACAAAATAATTTGCTAATGTTGAAATAAAGCCATTTTTACCCCCGCCACGCCCCATATTAATAACAAATTCATCAAAAACAACTTCGTCATCTTCTCTATAAAACAAAAAAATGAATGCAGAAATAAATTTCTCCCATTCATCTAACTCAAAATACCATGCTTGACTAAACTCGATATAATTATTTATTTGCTCCTCGTCGAAGTAATAAATGTCGTCGCGAGGTAATATTTCTTTTTCTATTAGTTTTAAAAGTTGTATCCTTTTTTCGTTAAGGATTAACTCACCAGATTTCCATTTACGAATATATTGATCAACGTGCTGGTTAAAAAGCATTTTTATTTCCTACCGAGTAACTTACTTTTCTTGTCCGCTCTTGTGCCTTGCGGTAATAAATCGGTGAGTTATGGCTTGATAAGTTTTATCTCGATTATCATAATTTTCAACTATAGGACGCTTTCTATCATAAGCAATTTGGTTCTCGCTTTGTTTAAATTTCTCGTACTCCCCGTTTTCAATGATGTCCTTCCAGTTATCATCCAACAAGACACGTAACCTTGCTGCCTGAATGATCAGCCCTTCAACTAAATTAAGTTTGTCATGAGGAATTTTATCGAATATCTTCTGCAGACGTTTCTTTTCTAGCTCTACGCGTTTTTCCATGTCGTCCATGCGATCATTGAGTAAGAAATGTAAACTGCATCCAATGACGATGGAAATTGAGTTTAACGTTTCGATACTAGGGGAATTTTTCCCATTTTCAATACTTCCATAATACCTACTAGAAATACCACTTTTCGTTGCTACATCAGCCTGTGTCAATCCTTTTTCAATTCTTTTTTGTTTCATTCTCGTGCCAACCAACTTAGAATTCAAACCAATCACCTTCCTTCTATATTTACTAAAGGGGCGGCGGAGGGGGGAGGGGTAAAATAAATACGTTGCATTTGCAGAATTAACCCCATCCACCGGTTCCCAAAAATTTTATTTCTTCTCAAAATCTTTTGACCGGGGGTATTTCACTCTATATATCTTCGCTTTATACTGATTTATCAGCCGTCTTGCTCGTTGCTTTCTACAATATGTGCAAATGGACTCAAGGTATAATCAATGTCTACATTAATATTAAATGTCCCTGTTACTTCATTAGCGTTACCTATTAGTCTATTGTTGATAGATATATCCTCTACAGTTGTTGTTCCTTCAATGAGCTGACTCTTAAATAGAACCAACTTATCAATAGCCTTATCAACCATAGCGATTGCTTCTGCTCGTTTGACATCATCTCTGTTTGCTGTTTTTCTTACCACCATTCATCATCCCACTTTCTTTTCTTTTGTTGGCCACGATATTTCATACGGTTGTGCCTTTTGTTATGGCAATCTTTGCATAAGGTTCTTAGGTTGTTTATATCTAGAGCTAAATTCGGATGATACTCCAGCTCCTTTATATGATCCACTTCAAGAATTGAATCATGTTGAGTTGTTAGTCTACCCTCTGCTTTACACCATTGGCACTCATAATGATCTCGCTCTAAGCATTGACTTCTAAGTTTCCTCCACTCAGTTGATCCATAGAACCTAGCTCTTGCTTGTTTAGTTGAAACATCAATCATTTACATATCTCTCTTGTGCCCAATGATTTTTCTATCTAAGTACTTGTTATTATGTGAATCATAATATTCAATAGTGATGTCGTTAGCTCCTTTTGGTACTTGGCATTCATATTCTTCCGTATGCCAATGATAAGTAATATCGACAAGACCTATCGGCATCTCATCCATTCGTTGACCTTTATAATAAACTTCTGGTACTGAGTCAGTATCTCTTAGTTTGATTTCTAGAAGGTTCGTATTACTTCCATCATCTAACGTCAATTCAGCAATCCTCTTTTTGATCTGTTGAATTACTTTTCTTCCTGTCTCACCTGTCATTGGTACTACCGTCTCATATCCAGTAAACTCGCAAGTAAAGCGTTCAATAGCATAAGCGTTTTGAAGTGGCTTAGCACTAAGAACAGCTGGATTATTGCTATAATAACGATCAACTAATAACTTCCCTATAGGAATGGCATCTAAAGCTCTATCAGTAAACACTAAAGCATCGGGATAATCTTCTTGGATTTTATAAGCTAGATTTGGTGTAGTTACAATGTTATACCCTTCCCTAATATAATCTTTTAATTTCATAGTTTCCCTCCTGAAAACATCCAATAATTACTTGTTAATGCTATTGCATCTTTTCGACATAAACATTCACTAAGGCTTCTTGCACTTTGAATATCCCTTCAACGCCTAATCCTTTTACATCTAGATCTAGTCTATCTTTCAAGAACTTAGCATTGTGCTCTGCTCTAATTGTTTGCTCAGCGATGAAATAATTTAGTGCTGCTACTTCATCCATCTTTAACCCCACCAAGCTAATGATGTTCATGAATAAGGTAGCTAGTTCATCCATATCTTTCTCTGCTCTTATCTTCTCAATCAACTTGATGTAATCATAGTTATCATTCATTTGATGTACCTCCCAATATTCGTCTGTATGTTCTGCTCGCTGAAATAGCCATGGCCACAGTAACGAAGATTGTACTTATCGATCTCATCTGG